TTTGCAAAAAACAACAGTGTTTCACTAGGAACAGTTCACGCTAGTATTGACGGTGCTTTTGGTGGATCTAACGATCAACTATTAGGAGTTTTTCAAGTAGCAGAAAGTGATAGAATAGCAGGAATAAGTAACGGTGCTTCTAGACTGTATATGAATACATTTGCAAATCCTAGCAATGAATTTGTTTTTGCTGATTATGATAATGATTTTGACGTACACACAAACCCTGGCTTTGTAACTTTATATGTAGGTGGTGCAGTTGTTGGTACTCCAAATTTATCTACAGGTGTTATAGTAAACGAAGGTTCTGGAGTATCTGCTGATAGTGCTACTAGTATAACTGTAGATGGTCAAGATGCTAGAAAAACAATTAGACCTGGACATATTTTACACGCTCAAGACGGTGCGGTATTAGGCACTGTATCATCAGTAGCGCAGACTAGCGTAACGTTAACAGCAAATAATGTAGAGGCTTTAGCGAATAACGATGAGTTGTACATCGTAAACCCAATAAAATTTAACTTTGGATTTACAACATATTAAATAAATTAAATAACTTAAATTAAATAAAATGACAAAAAAAGAAAAAACCGTGGACCTTAAACCACAAAAAATAACTGACGCAGAATTAGAAAAAATACAATCAATAATTTCTAATATAAACCAGTTTAATATGGAAATAGGTAGACTTGAAACTGCAAAACATAAAGTATTGCACCAAGCATCTATAACTGATGACGCTTTAAAAGCTGTTCAAGACGAACTTAAAGAAAAGTATGGAACTGTCAATGTAAATATAACAGATGGTACAATAAAATACGAAGAAGATGGCGAAGCTAATAAGAAAGATTAGCATCGGTAAAGATTATAAAACTGATGCAATGCATTATGCTGTAGGTCAAGAAGTTTATGGTGGACATACTATTTGTGATATAATAGAAGAAGACGATAAGTTTTCAATATATATTAAAAAAAATAAAGATGTATTGCCTTGGAAGGACTTTAATAAAAATATGGCAGTATCAGTTGAATATAATTTAGAATACTAATGAAAAGCGTTTACAGCTTTGTTGTAACGCCAATAGGTAAAAGATATAATAACGTAAAGAAGGTTGGAGATAAAGAGTTAATACTTAACACTGAAATCTTCAACCATCAATACGTAAACAGACAAGCAACTGTAATATCAAAACCTATTATTGGTAATACAGATATAGACTTAGGTAGTGACGTTATATTACATCACAATGTATTTAGAAGATGGCACAATGTTAAAGGTATAGAAAAAAACAGTAAAAGTTATTTTAACGAAGATACTTATATAGTACAACCAGATCAAATATTTTTATATAAAAAGTTTTGGGAGTGGCACTCGCCAAAAGGTTTTTGTTGGGTAAAACCTATAAAAAATAAAAATAAATACTCTAATAACGAAACACAAGAAAATATTGGTATTATAAAATATACTGATGGTAGTTTTAAAGTTAATGACCTTATAGGTTTTACACCACAATCAAACTATGAGTTTGTTATTGATGGTGAATTACTATATAGAGTATACACTAAATTTATTACAATTAAATATGAATATCAAGGAGACGAAGAAGCTTATAATCCAGGCTGGGCACAGAGCAGTTGAAGAACTGATTAGTGTTGCTAAAGAAAAAATAATAACTAACACTGAAGACGATGTTAGTGCTGATAGATTAAAAAACGCAGCTGCTACAAAAAAGCTAGCAATATTTGACGCGTTTGAAATATTAAATAGAATACAAGAAGAAGAAAATATACTTGAAGGTAAAGAAGTTGAAAAGAGTAACAAAGTATTTAAAGGCTTTGCTGAAGGTAGATCAAAATGAGTTACGAACAAACACTAGTTAAAATAATCGAGCCTGTTAAACGTACGACATTAACACGTATGAACAGGGGTAAAAAATGGAAATATGGATATAATAAAGAACATGATATTATCGTTATATCAAAAAGTGGAACAATTGGCGAAGTCATTGAAATGCAAGGTTTACGAATTGCGTTACCAAAAGTGCCAGCCAACGTGTACGTGCATGCCAAACGTAAATGGCAAAAGATAGAATACCCAAAAGAATTATCTAAATTAAAAAATATATTTGACTGGAGATCATATCCAGAAGAATCAAAAGATCAGTGGTTTGATTATATAGACGAAGAGTTTAAACGAAGAGACGAAGGTTTTTGGTTTAACAACAAAGGTAAATCAACATACATAACTGGTAGTCATTACATGTATTTACAATGGAGTAAAATAGATGTAGGTGCGCCTAATTTTAGAGAAGCTAATAGATTATTTTATATATTCTGGGAAGCTTGTAAAGCAGATAAACGTTGCTATGGTATGTGTTACTTAAAAAATAGAAGATCTGGTTTTTCTTTTATGTCTTCAGCTGAAACTGTTAACTTAGCTACTATATCAAGTGATAGTAGATATGGTATATTATCTAAAAGTGGAGCTGATGCTAAAAAAATGTTTACCGACAAAGTTGTGCCAATATCTGTTAACTATCCGTTTTTCTTTAAACCGATACAAGATGGTATGGATAGACCTAAGTC